ACAACGGCGCGGATCTCTGTAACGTACCGCTTGTCAGGCTTAGGGTAAAACTGCATGGTTTGATACCCGTGGATGTCACGAAGGCGGCGATTGTAATCAGGGAGAAACTCGCCAGTGTCGTACCAAATGCCGTCATTAACGCTGTCGGCGCGCATCTCTGCTAACAGAAGAAAATCTTCTGCGACATCAAGCTGTGATCGCTGAAGTCCCGCCGCCTCGTTAGCAAGCTCACCGTAGTTTGTCATGTCCGTCGATGTGCGCTTCCGGTAGATTCGGATGTATACACCACTTTGATTTAAAGACTGACGGGTGTATGTTGAGCTACTGAAGCTGATGCTGTTCAAGTAGCCCAGAGCGTAGGTAATGTTCGGCAGCGAGACCTTAATCGCAGGCAAAAAGCCCTTGACCAGCCCGTTGTGCTTAACGGCGGCTGATGCGGAAGATGGTGGAGACTCGAACCGAGGGGTTCGGAATCTGTTCCGGGCGGGGTTGTTGCCGTCGGTCGAAATAGAATAGTTGGGAAAAACTGTTGTATTCGTGATTTCCAAAGGCTGCGCGAAGCCCTCCCAACTGCCGAGGCCGGGAAGCTGAAACTCAACGTCGCGCTTGCCCCAAGTGTAGGTCACCTTATACTCAAAGGTTCCGGCAGGCTCCGGTCCAAGCCAAGCGGCAGCTACCGTGCCGCCTGTAATGGCAAGACTTGCTGCCGGTGGAACGCTTGGTCCGCGCATGTGGATATGTTGTCGGCGAAAGATGCAGCGAGGAATCCCCGAAGCTACTTGGCTAGGGGGTCCGTCAAGCTCAAACTCTTCTGCCTCCCGCTGACCGTATACGTCGAGCGGGTAGTTGATGTCTTGGTCTCGAAGCCGGGCGGAGCGAAGCTCAATGAGGTCGTCCGGCAAGGCGTAAGCATCGGTGTAAATCCGGTACTTGAAGTCACCGTTGCCGTAGGTTCCGATGTCCCAAGGCGTCACCAAGGTAAAGTAATAGTAGTTGTCCGAAGCGTTTTTCCACACGGAGCGGATTTGATTTCGGATTTTAGTCCCATCGGCGGTTGTAATCTCTATGCGGCGCCCGTCCCAAGAGCGATCAAACTTCCAAGCATTAAAAACGGCGGGCTTGGCTGCTTGCTGTGCGGACGTATAAGTAGTGCGCCATGTCCATGGATCGCGTGTCGTAGGGCTTCCGGGCAGCGTGTTAGCACCTGCCAAACGGACGTTGTCAAGAACCCCGTTGTCAACGTCACCAGCTAAAGAGGTAACATCCGGCTCTGTAGCCAGATGCACCTTAGATTCAAAGAAGAGAAACGGCGCTTCCAAGGCCAACACATTGTAAGCCCGGTTGATGAAGTTGTTGACGCGAGATGTCGCTTCAGACGACTGGGTCGGTGCCCAGTCCGCCTGAGCGAACATCGCGTCCCGAATCTCTTTGAGATTCATCGTCTACTAAACGCCGCAATCAATGGCAGCAAGAACAAAGTCTGTGGCACCAGTGCCCGCGTCTGTTGCGAACGCCTGACCAATGACTTTGTGCTCGGCGGTGCCTGTCAAGTCGGTAACTTTGCCTGCCCCTGCGGGCATAATGTCAACACCTTGGGTGACACTGCCGTCTGCGAGAACGCTGCCTACACCACGGCGCAGAATGAACCCGTAGGAACCACTTGCGATTGTGTGTTGGGCAACGCCTACGGCTGCTGCGCGGGTAGTAGTCGCTGCGCCCACGCCAACGGTGTAGGCGGAAGAGATCGCAGCAATAGCGCGACCTCCAACCAGACCCTTCGTAAGCTCGGCGGACGTTTTGACATAGACCCATTCTTGCGCCCCGTTGTCCCCGTCAGGGACGGTGAGAACAAAGCCAAGAGGAGCCTGTTGGTCAGTAGTAACAGTGGTGGCGGAAATGCCAGATGCTGTGAAACCCATGATAAACTCCTTATGGGGTGCCTGCGCCGGTGACGACGAAGTTGGAACGAAGCTGCGTGGTGTGGAGGCCCATCATGAGCACCAACTCGTAGCGGAAGATGTCTTGGTCAGGGATTCGGAACGGTCCACGGAGAGCGAAGTCGCCCTTCGTTTCGCGAGCCGCATCGTGGCCAAGGGTAAACAGGTGCCAAGTCGGAGTCTTGAGACCGTAGATGATGCCGTCCTGCGCAGCCGCGCTGAACAGTTTGGTTCCGGCTGCGTCCACAGCGCCGATGTCAATGGAGTCATCGAGGTAGAAGTCAGCTTCGAGGAACTTCACGCCCTGACGGACGAGAGGTGGGGCCTTGTCGCCTTCAACCTTGATCACGCGAACTTGGTCGTCCAAGTCGTCGATGTAGTTGAGGTAAGATGACTCATCACCGATCATCAGATCGACGGGACCAGAGGTCTTGCCTTGACGCGATGCGGCGAAGTACGCCTTACGCATTTGGCTACGACCGTTGACAGCAAACGAGGTGATGTCTTCGTACTGGTTGTTCCAGCCGTTGATTGTACCTTGCGTCAAACCGTGGATGGTGTTGCCGGTGGTACCTTGGTCTGCGATAGATCGCTGTTGCAAGATGCCTTGGCGGGCAGAGCCATCGGGGGTGAACTGCGCGTTACCGTTGAGGGTAACAAAGCCGCCGACACCGTTGCCGTTTCCTGTTCCGAGCTGATTCGAGATCCGCTCGTGGAAGTCAGACAGCGCCAACTCTGGATAGTGCTGAAGGATTCGTGCGAGGTCCATCTCGCCGTTGGCCTCAGCCAAGTCCTTGCCGGGAACGTCGAACGCATAGATGAGACGCGGAGCAACCACGTTTCCTCGGTGTGCGTTTTGTGTACGCCCACCAGCGATGACTTCCGAACCAGTGGTGACTTGTGTCACGCTACCGGGACCATCTGTTACAACAGCAAACTCACGCTTTGGCCCTTTTAGGGCGGCGCGCTCAAGGTTGCCGTTCATCATTACTTTTTCCATCAGGGGATGGAACTTTACAAACATCTCGCTGTATGACGGCATCAACTCATTTAGAGCAGTCGCCAATACGTCAGGTGAAATAGCCATTAGGCTCTCCTAGTTTTGGTTTTACTTAATGCACTTCGCGCAACATGTGATCTCCAGTCCTTCAAGGACATTGCGTCAGTATTCGGTGCAGTAGACTGCGCTGGGGGTCTGCTAGGTGTAGTAGCCCCCGCCGTTAACTGTGCGCCCGGACGAGGCTTCGCAGCCCTTTGCCTGCCCGCAGCGGCAAACCGCAGCGCGTAAGCATCAGGAACTCCATCGGCCTTCGCCTTTCTCGCAATCCCAAGAACATCATCCGAAAGGCGCGAGGCTTTCGCTGCGGTCTCAAGATCCCAGCCCTCTTCGAGCAGGTCTGCAAACTTTGTTGCGAGTTCATTACTCTCGAAAATATCGGAGTTTGTCTCGCGAAACGTCTGTGCGTAAGCATCTGCTTCGGCCTCAATGGCGGCCTCTACATTTGCCTTAAATCCCTCATATTCCGTCTGCATCGAGGTGTACTTGTCGTCAAGCTCACCATACCGACCTTCCCAGTCAGACAGTTTTGTGGAGTATTCCTCTACACGAGGGTCTTCGCTGCCCCCCATAAGTGCTTCGTAAAGCCTACGAGTATGGTCCGAGGACTCTTCGTGTTCTTTAATCTTAGCATCAGACCGAGAGGTGTAGTAATCGGAAAGCTTGCTACCCCAACCGCGCACAGGCTCTGGCAGAGCATCATGTGTGCCATCCCAATCGTCCCACCCAAAATCGTCATGAGAGGGGAAAGAGGCGAGGGCCGAGTCACTTTCCGTGTCGTCGGAGAGGGAGGGAGCCGAAGTGGCAGGAGCGTCATCGGAAGCGACGTCAACCGCCTCTGCTTCAACAGGCGCGTCAACTGCCCCGGATGCTGGTGCTTCAGCCCCCGCCTCAGAAAGTTCTTCATCCATGTTTTCCCCCCTCTTTATTACCCAGTTTTCTGGCGACAATAATGGTCATCGCCCGAGTTTTTTGTCGAGGGTTTGTTCCGGGGTCTTGCATCCCGGCGGGAAGAAGGCTGACTAGCTCTTGTGGAAAGCTATCGTCGTCAGGCCCCATGTCTTCCTCGTGTTCCTCTCCCTCTTCTTCGTAACCAGAGCTTTTGCCCGGCTGCTTCATGATCAGATCGTACCCGCATTCGTCCAACATCTCTTCGAGTTCCGCCTGATTCTGAGGCGGACTCTCGTTTAACTTGGAGACTAGCTTATTCATTGCGGGCATGACGACCTCATAACGCCTTTAGTGGACGTATATTTTGCTGTCAACTTTTCCAGACAACTTAGCTTTTTCTTTTCTTCGGGTCTTGCGCTTGTGTTCAAGGTCATTGTAACCTTGTTTTTTTGCTTTTCGCTCGGCTTTGGACCGCGCCATATCGTGATGGTCTTTCCATTGTTTAGAGTCTGCCGAGACAATCGCGCAGTCAGGATTATTACGCTGGTACTCGCGCCAATCAGATCCCGATTCAAAAGACTTGCCTATCTGCCCAACAACAAGAGGCTTCGACGGCATGGGCCCGATTAAGGCGACTTCGCTAATCACCGTAACCATTAACGCCTTACACTCCGGGCATGTCGTTTTACCATGGTCCGCAAGAGGCACTACGATGTCGTTAAAATAACCACACCCTTTAGGACATTTAAAATCATAGATAGGCATAATGTTCCCTCACTTTTTGTAGCCGCCACGCGACCCTCGTTTGCCAAGCATCTTTTTTACTTTTTTCTTTCGCGCGTCTTTATACATTATTTGCCTACGGCTTTTTGTGCGGCTTTATGCGCTTCTTCAAAAGAGGCCCCGTCGAGCATCATACCGATCATCATTTTGATGTGCTCAGGACTGTGGTGCTCGGCGTGCTCCTTCATTTGCGCCTGTTGCTCCGGGGTCAACTTAGACTCACGCATCGTTTTTGAGGCGACTTGTTTTACATCAGGCATTCCGGGCATTATTTTTTCCTGCACTTACACTTAGATTTTTTCTTACGAACTAGAGGCGCTACAAGGCGAAGGACGGAACCTGCAATATCGAGGATTTTCTTGATGGGGATACGCATTACGGCCTACCGCCACCGGGGCGCCCGGGCGGGCGCGGAGACGGGCGTGCGGGCGCGCGACCTGCTTCGTCCGCTACACTTTGTTTTGAGTTTTTAGCGCGTTGCGCCGCAGCATTCTCGGCCCGTTTTGCATCCGTAGCGTTTGTGGGAATCTTTTTCGGAGCGCCATGGCGAGTGCCACCCTTAGCCTTACGCTTCTTAGCGGAGCCTTTTCCGTTAGGACCGAGGACTGAGGCAATCGACGATGCCGCTACGTCCTCTAGGGATTTTCCAGTGCCAAGACTGTTGTACTTAAACGCCATAAGAACTTCCTACATCATGGGGGGTTCGTTTTCGCCCATCTCATCGTTTTCCGCTTCAGGAGGCAATTCATCTTCTTCTTGCGCTCGGGCGCGAGAAAGGGACTCTTCGGGGTCCATTCCCTCCTCTTCCATGCGAGCAAGGATGTCTTTCACAGCCTCATTTTCTTCGTCGCCACCAGCTTCTTTAAGAGCCTCTACCAGCATGGCCATAAGGTCATCCTCAGGAGGCGCTTCGGGAGCCGCTTTGTCTGCTTTTGAAGGCGAGTGTGCTGCAACGGCGCGTGACGCGATGCCTTCTAGCTTGCTTCTCATGTTACCATAATCCATATTTACCACCTAAACTTTGGGGAAGCCGGGACCGCCGCCCGGAAGAGGCATTTGAGGCGGTTCTTGAGTTCCCGGAGGAAGTCCGCCTGTGACGACGCTATCGACTCCCGGAGGTTGTCCCGCTTCAGCGGGCAGTCCGGCATCCATGCCCGTCATGGATTCGGCCATGCTGGTTGGGGATGGAGTTGGAGGCGGAGGCATCATGACGTCTCGAATCTGCAAAAGATCTAACAGCTTTACAATAAGCTTTTCTTTATCCACATTTGGCGCTTGCATCAACAATGGGAAGTATTGTTGGAACTTTTGAAGCTGAATGATTTTGTGGTTCTCAGTAGGAGAGTACGGCAGCGCGTCGTAATCAAAATCTAAAGGCTCTTCGTTAGGGTCACGCTGGGGGCGAAGCCGAAGCGTTTCACGACTAACGTCTAATACCTCTTGGCTTCCCGTTAGCCGGATGGCTAGTTTAGAATCAGGGTCGAGGTACTCCTCGTAAAGCCCGATGACTCTTTCTGCTAAAGATGAGACCAAGTCTTCGATTTGCTTTATTCGTCGTCCGTTTCTTGTTCGGGTCGCAGTGTCGGCAAGCGCGACCTCTGTAGCAACGTCCGCCACACCCACAACCCCCCGACTATACTGAGGGATGCCGAGGATAAACTCAATGACTTGATTGCATCGGTTACGCATCTCTGAAAACTGCGGCGAGAACGCGGGCATTGGGGTGGAGCCGATGATGTCGCGCAGCGGGGCATTCGCTTTCCCTTGGATAGAAATCATCGTGCCCGGCTGATTTGCGTCTTGCAGCGCAGTCATTATGGCTTCGGGGTTATCCGCCAGCGCCGTGTTGACGAGCATAACAGGTGTGGACGTATGCGCGTGCCATAGCTCTAGGGTGTCAATCTCATTGAGGCGCTCTTGGAGCGATTGGACTAGCTTGACGTCAGAGAGGCCTGCGAGGTCCGTCATGTTCTCGTTAAACGAGAGCATTACAAACGGATTGCGTATATAGCGATAGGGAAGCTCGCCCTCGAACAAAGGCTCTTCCACGTCATCAAGGAAGTGGTAGTACCGGCCTTCACCTTCAAAATCGTACACTTCATACACGGTCACCCACTTGTACACGTCGCGCGAGGCTTCGTTAAGGTGGCTTTTGTTGCGGGCTTGATCGCGAAGGAACGTCGGGAAGCCCCCGAAGACGGCCCGGTCAGCAACCTTGTTGTTGTACAAAGCGCCCTTGCGCCCTCGCTTTTTGGTCCTGCCCTTAAACTCGGCTTGCGTCAGAACGGTAACTTCAACAAGGTAGCGGGTGTCTTGAAACTTTGCCGCGGCCATATCAAAAAAGATATACCGAGGGTCAACAAAAAACATCTCTACGCTGTTTTTTCTAAAGTTCCAAACTGCCTTCATAAAAGCTCGCCCGCAGATAGATGCGCCGGTTGCGGTCTTCCACAGCAGGGAGTGCAGCATGTTTCTGTTGTAGGTATCGTTAATCAACGCTTCGCGAAAACGAGCGGCGTGTCGAAGCTCGTCGCGGCGGGCAAGGACTGTAACTTGCGGATTTTGCGGACACACATTGGCGATCATCGTGTCGATAAACGCATACGGGTAGTTGGTTTCAAAGTTGACCTCGCCTGACGAGCCTGCGCCGATGGTCGTAGAACCCGTAGGAAGCTCTTCTTCCCGATTCCAATACTCCGACATGTACCAAGACCGCCAGCGGTCCCAGTCTTGCCTCTCTGTGCGAGATTTCGAGCGATGTGCTCTAATGATTCCTTGAATCTGCTTGCCTGAAAGCGGCATAGTCCCCCCTCTTTAAAAAACTACTCTAGAACTTGACCACCGGAGGCCGTTCGTCCCCGGCGCGCTTCTTCTTCCTCAAGGCTCTCGTCTACATTACGTCGCTGAGTAACAAAGTCTCTTCGACCCTCAAAGTTGCCCGGACCAGAGATGCGGTTAAGCACAGTTCCTGTTGAGCCGGAGCCTTGGCTTCGCGCTTGGCTTCGGGCGTTTTCTGTCATGTCTGGAAAAGACCGGCGGGCCATCGTAATGGCTTTATCAACTTCCTCGTCAATGTCTGCGCCTGCGGCGATAGCCT